GCAATCTTCAGCCCTTCCTGCACACTTATCCTTCCCATCTCAATGTTGGCGACTATGATGTCGGCCGCCTCTTCCTTCGTCACCTTCCCAAGCATCAGCCATGCTTCTATCTGTGACTGTATTTGACCGGCTATGTTGCCTGTGGCCCAGCTTATGATGCCTGTCCACGCTGTGACGGCCGCGTTTACCGCGGGTAGGAAGACCGAGCCAAGCATCGTGGCCATCTGACCGAACTTCTCACCAATGTTGCGGTGAAGCCTGTCGACCTCGGACTGCATGCGCTGGAAGCGGCCCGCCGTCGTCTCCATCACCGCGGCGAAGGCCTCCATCGCAGACCCACCACGTCCGACAGCATCTCTGAGTTCGTCGAAGTTTTCCGTCATCTGAGCTATGGTGAACAATGTCTTAAGGGCCCGCATATCCACGCCTTTCAGCTTATCCTGTAAGTCTGCGAATGATAAGCCACTCTGTCTAACGGTTGCTATTACATCAAGAATTACATCGTTGACGGCTCTGAGGTTGCCTTCAACATCGCGGATTGGAACACCAAGCTTACCTGCTATCTCATATAGCTCGAGCAGGAAGCGGTTTAGATGTGTCCCAGCCTCCTGCGCGTTTCCAAAACGTCTCTCAAGGACTACAAGCCATGAGGTTGCGTCTTCAAGGCTCATGCCCATTGCTCTGGCCGTTGCTCCGACGTTTGCGAGGCCGTTGGCGAAGTCGACAGCCGAGCCGATGCCCAGCCGTGAAGCATTTGTTAACGCGTCAACGGCTCTGGCGGCCTCGGCCCCTGTCAGCCCAAACTGAGCCATCACCTGAACAACCGCGTTAGCGGCTGTGGCGAAGTCAGCTCCCTCGGTTTTCGCCAGCATAATGACCTGTCCGAGGGCCTGAACCGCATCCCTTCCCGAAAGACCGGCCTTCACAAGTGACTCGAGGGCTGAGATAGCCTCCTGACCTGAGACAGCGAACTCACGGGCCGCGGCGGAGGCAACCATGCGGAAGGCCCCAGCCAAGAGGTTGACGTCCTGACCTGCTTCACGGGCTAGGGCCGCGAGCTTGACAGACGCCTGCTCAAACTCCATGAAAGCCCGTGTAGCGTCCTCGGCGAACCGCCTGACCTCGCCTAGGATGTTGAAGCCTACAAGGCCCGCGACAACCCCGCCCGCAATCTTCCCCACATCTGCAAGGGCCCCTGCAAACTTTGAGCTGGCTTTGCTGACATCATCCATCTTACCGGCTATGTCCCTCGCCACGTTACTTATCTGGTCACGGCCCTCAAAGACGACGGAAATACGGTATTGCTCAGACATTCTTCACCACCTCGAGTAGAAGTTGCCGTATTTTTCGCGTTACTGTGACGAGGGCCCTCCGGATAATGAGCTGGGCTTTCGTCCCGGGATGTCTGACGTATCTAGCGAATACAACCCTGCCGCCGACCTCAAACCTGAGGGCCTGAGCATGGCGTGGGAAAATCAGGTGCGGCCTGCTTCCGAACTCGACGACCGCGGCATACGGCGCGTCGACACGCATCACCTGAACACCGGCCCGAGGGGAAACAACATACGCTGAGGCCACAAGCCTACCTGTCCTCTTCGGCGCGGTTTTTTGAAACAAGTATAGTGTCTCATTCGCCAGCCGCGCCAGAAAAACGTCGAGGACGGATAGCCACCTCTCACCGCTCAGGGCCCGCAAAACCTTTTCTAAGCCTTCAACCCTGACTTTCGCCTCCATTTCTTCATCCTCTTCCTATCTTCCTTTGAGCCCTCAAGCGCGGCCATTAAGTCAACAAGTAATGGTTGGATGGGGCCGCGGACAAACTCTGAGGGCCTTACCCCATACCGTTGCGCTAAACTATCGAGTGTGAGGAGAAACTTACGGTCGAAAATTCTTCGCTATACTACGCATGACCTCTGTGTAGCGTTGAAGGATGGCGGCGAGAACAACGTCGTAGTGTTCATCGCATGGTTGTGGGTTGACGCATGTGGCTATGACCTCTTCCTCAGCCCGAATCAAGTCGTCTTTCGAAGGCGGGGCCGTGGTAAACGCGGCGGAGAGCGTCTGTAGATGCGGGTAGGCAGCGGCCCTTATCTTTATCACGTATTCATGGTCGTCAAGCTTTAGCTTCATATTGAGCTGACCTTGTTCACTACTGTGACTTTCACAACATCCCCGGTTGCGGGCTTGAGGGCGCGGAAGTCGACGTCCTGCACCAATAGCTCGGCCTCACTTATCTCGGCCTCCCACGCATCATAAACTATTCTCGGCAGCTCGACCTCTAGCCTGTAGTTATGTGAGCCGCCTGCAACCGGGCCTGTCAACGTCACCTTCAGCGATGTCTCGTTCGCGTTCAAAAACCTGTTTAGATGTGTTGCATCCCTAAACCTAACGGAAAAGCTGCCGGAGACCTCAAGGTTCTGAAGCTCAATCGCTCTGAGGGCCGCGGCTAGGTCGTGCCGGCGTTCAAGGTTGTTGTTCAGCTCTATCGTCAGCTCCTGAAGCTCGGCAGCCGAGCCGCCTATCAACAACGCTGTATCCGGGTTCATGAAGGGCCTGACCGCGGGGTAGGATGGTGTAGCCCTTGAGACCGCCGAGGCCTCCCCACCGACTGCGGCAACCGAGGCCGTAGGCGGGTCTTCAGAGCTGAAGTTGAACTCAATGCTGTCGACTACACAGTCCTTTGCGCGGAGGGCTTGGAGGCCCGGGTCGAAGCCAGCCTCAAGCGTGTAATATGTTGGTGTTGTGTTCAGGGCCGCTGGCGCGAAGACATGCTGGTAAACACCGTTTGTTGCGTCAAGTGTTGTTGTCGTCACGTTCTGGAAGAATGCATGTAAAATACTCTCCCAGCCCCCCTCAGGCCAGAGATACGCCTCGAACTCGGCTTCGGAATATTTCTGCCCGGGGAAGAACGCTACAGGTGCGCGGTATGAGAGCGTGTTCGGGTAGGCTTTCTCAAACTGAGGCGTCAGGGTTAGGGATGACGCGTCTATGAACTTTGTAGGCGCTACCCCAGTCCCGAAAGCTGTCTGCTTACCTACGCCAAGATATCTTGACATCTCTACTCACCTCTCTCAGGTCTGTGATTATCGCCTCATAACCGGTATAATAGTCATTTACCTGCACGAAGTTCGGGTTCGTGATGATAAGTAGATGCCCCAGCTCGTCAGGTAGGTCTCTTTCATCTCCCGGCTCCCACTCCAGCTCGCAGCAGATGACTTTAATCTCGCCAGCGTATCTAACTCTCACAACCCATAAGCAAACCAAGCAGTATTTTTTACAATTCGGCTACCCTGACCGTAACCTGCATCCACCACCTGAACCCATACTTATTGTCCTCTGTCAGCCCGGTCTCAAGCCTTGAATCGGTTGAGGGGGTTGCGAACACATCCCCGCCAAGCCCTAACGTCCTGTCAGCCATGATTTTATCATAGACAGCCCAAAACAACTCTTTCATCTTCTCATAGCCCTCTTTCGCATTCCCGACGACGTGGCTTAAGACGACTGAGAACTGCCAGAAGTGTGTGAGCTTCCGGCCCGCAATACTCTGCTCAACTGTGAACACTCTCTCAGCGTAGACCTCGGCCCGTGGAAAAGTCAGGGGAGAGGTGTAAAGGCCGATGTAGACTTTGTTCGTTAAATCGGGTATTGTGTTGATTAGGTTTACGAGGGCTTGCTCGACCTGATTAAACCGCGTTAGACTCATCAAAAATATAGCGAAGGCCGCGGTATATTTGATGAAGCAGCGGAAAGTCACAATCAAGAAAGGCGAGACAGAGATAACCGTAACCCCTGAAGACTTTTACACATGGATAATCGGGGGTATCGCGCTTGTTGCTTCAATCACGTTCTCGATTCTACTCTTACAGGGTAAGATGGATGCGGCCACTATCGCGTTCAGCTTTCTCACAGGTATGGGGGTCACAGAAGGTGTCCGCCACATCATTGTCAAAAATACCGCGTTCAGGAAGGGGAGGAGGAAATGATGCTCGACCTCAACCTCATAGCATACACGATAGTTGTGGGGATAATTTACGCGTCGCTCGGCTACCTGAAGAACCGTGGGGCTGAAGACTTTGAGCTGAGAAAGTTTCTGAGGACGGTTGGCGTCGGGGCCCTTGTCGGGGTTATCGCGCCGTTCTTCGGCCTCGACCTAGCCAGCTTCGACTTTGAGAAAATCGCTACAACCGGCGGCCTCATCTTCTTCATCCAAACACTTCTCCAAATCATCATCACGAAAGGTGGGGGGAAGTGAGCGTCTTCAAACTTTTCGCGGTAAGCTCTGTGGCCGTTATCGCTTTCCTGCTTTTCACCATCTACGCCCAGCCTCACGTAGTTCTTGAGGACAGAGGTGAGTGGGCTCCCTTCCCTGATGACATGCCGCCAGCTTCACGGAACCTAACCTGTAGTATAACAGACTGCATGTATAGGACGACCCCAAATGGTGAAATCAAGTTCCACTTCTATATCCCGCGCTATGTTGTGAAGATATTTGTGTATGAGCCTGCTTTCGCCTACGTTATTCTGGTTGCTGGCGTTCTCTCCATGGTTGCCATGGCCTATTTTGCGTCAAGGATTGAGGACATGCCGACGAAGAAAGCGATAGCGGTTGTTGCGGGCCTCTACGGCGCGGGTATGACGGCTCTAATGTTTATGCGTAAAGACTTCCGCGCGGCGGCCCCGATACTAGCCCCCGTTGCCGCGGCCCTGATGGTCTCCGCTTTCGTCCTCTACCTGATGCTGAGGGCTTCGGGGCATGCGGTCACGCTAACTGTCAGGAAGGACAGCCAACAGAAGGCCGCCAAACGGATTCTGAAGAAATGATTTGCGTCTGCCGCGATGTCGAGGAACACGTCAAGCGGATGAAGTGCTGGAAGTGTGGGGGCCGCAACATCCTAGCCGAGAAACCCGTCTACGTGAACGGTGAGCCTGTGGATGTTTACGGCTGCGTCCTAGTCGACAGCAACGACGACTTTGTTATACCCGTCAAGGTCTGGTGCGTGGACTGCGGGATATGGTGGACAGTAGCCTTCACATACGACCACAGAACCCTACAGCTCAAAGACGTTTTCTAGGCGGTTTACAATTCATCCAAACATACTCAAACCTATAACGTCTTTTTCCACTAGTTTGGTCTGGCCTTGGCATAGATGTGGGTAGTCTAAATCTTTTCACAAACCATCCAGCCTTCTCAAGTTTTTCATATATCTCATTCCTATATCCACAGAGAAGGGCTTTCCCCTCGATTTGCAGTAAGACCTCAACTAACCTCCTATGGTCATCCTCACTCATATTCAGAAACTCCCCCTTCACCAAATGCCCCAAATATGGTGGGTCGAGGAAAAAAAAATGTAGCCGGAGAGTCATAACGCTTGATTATCTTCTCAAAGTCATCATTCTCTACTACCACGTTCCTTATCCGGTCATGGAATTCTGCAAAACCATATAGTTTATGAAAATACGTAGATGCTTTGCTCCTTGATAACCCATAGCCGAAAGTTTCTCCTCTTCCACCATAGCTTTGTTGTATTCTAACAAAAAACCTTCGCGCTCTCTCCACATCATCCAACCCATTTTCCTCTCTACACGCCAGCTCAAACTCCTCACGTGAATAAGGTGTTAGAAGAAGTTTTTCCTGAAGAATCTTCCACTTCACATCATCACGGAGGACGCGGAAAAAATTGACCAGCTCGGAGTTAATATCATTGTAGACCTCAACTTTTGACGGCGGCTTGTTGAAAAGCAGGTTCGCGGCCCCACCAAACACCTCGACGTAAACCTCGTGAGGTGGGATAAGTGGAAGTAGCTTTTTGATGAGAAAAAATTTTCCGCCGGGGAATCGGAAAACGGCTCTAACCATCCTATTGAAGCCATGAAAATCTCATATTATTGACAAAACCGTTTTCTAGCCCTTCTCCACAGCCGGACAAACAACTCCTCTACTGTGAGGCGCCAGAGGTAGAGATAGGGATAGACTATGAGGATGTAGACGGCCGCGCACCTAAGTCTGTGTCTGAGGCTGGGGTTGTGTTTGCTGCAGAACCGGCACTTCATCATAGTCCACCACAGTTGGCTGTTTCCGATATATTTGGACGAGCGGTATGTTACGCCACGCCTTCGTGTCAGCCCAATACACTTCCTCAAGCCTCAAGATGCGTAGGTTTATGCGCCATGGACAGTTGAATATGAGTATGCCGCCGGGCCTGAGAACCCGGGCAAGCTCCTTCGCCATCTGAGGCCGCTTATCGTAGGGAAGATGCCAAGGCGGGTCTATGAGGACTGAGGCGAAGGCCGCACTCTTAAACGGTAGAACAAACATGTCAGCCTGCAATACATCACGCCTCACGACAAAGAGGTCGACTTTGACATCGCCCAACTCGCTCTCCCCACAGCAGACATGGAGAGACGGGCTTATAAGAAGCATTCTTAGGAATGCTTCAAGGCCCTCAGGCCACGACCACGCCTTCTGAAACCTCAGAGGTGGATTTTTTCGATTCATTCTTCACAGCCTCCCGCCACATCTTCCTAGCTATCTTATTCGCGTCATGGAAGAAAGGTAGGAATGGCCAGAGCTCTCCCGCGTAGAGGAAGCCTATTTGAACCAAAGCGTTTGTGGGCTCCAGCCCATATGGTAGGCCGACAGCCATCCCATTCGGCCCCCTCCCCACAATGCCATCCTCGCTTTCTTCAAGCGTCTCCGGCCGCGGCAGCAGTCTCCTCAATTCCTCGAAAACGGTTCTATCCCTCCGCCAGACCTTCATTGCAAGCTCCGCAAACCTGTATGAGATTGAAAGAGTTTGGCTAGTCATTTTCCGACACTTTGATTTCTGCTTCAAATGACGCGCCTTGTTTGTCGGCTATTTCTTTCAGGAACCCTAGCGCTTCAACCGCCACCCTAAAACGTTCCTCAACATCCGAAACCATTTTCTCAACCATGGTTGAAATTCCTTTTTTCTCATCCTCTGTGAAAACATGTTTGAACTTATAATCGGTAATCCTTGCAGAGTTTGATACTGTTATCAAACCATTAGTCACCATGTATGTTACGTAAACAACTGGATAATCACGATGGAGAGAGCTTTCCTTTCCCGTCTTTATTATGAACCTACGGTTTATTCCATTCAACAGACTTCTCCCCCTAACTTTATGAGAACAACTTTCTTCACACCATTCCTGTCTCCCATCCATATCTTTTTGAACCGCATAGTTACGTCCCCAGCCTCAATTCTGAAAATCTCCTCCGCCCCATGCTCTCCATGTTTCTCCTGACTTTCGATGAACCATTTTGTTCTTTCATCGTAGAAGATGTGGAACAGTTTTTTGTTAAAGATGTAAAGGTAGTTTTGTTTGGGCCGCCAGACATAGACCGCGCCCCGCCACCTGACTAAACATGACAGAAAGTCATAGAGTTTGAAGAGCTTTCTAAACACCTCAACCTCCCCCCGCCTTCACATATTTCAGGCGTTTCCTCAAAGCATCACCGTCAGCAGGCCATGTTTTCGCAGGGTTGATTCTGATGAGGGCCGCAGTCCTGTCTTCGTCGAGCTTGATAAGGATGTGGTTGTCGTCGATTTTCCTGACAGCCTTTTCTTTCATGCCTTAACCACCTCAAGCAGGTAGACGCGTCCAAACCCGTAGCCCGTGAGAAGCCAGAGAACCGCGTTCACTAACGTCTGGATGAAGACGTTGAACCGCGCCAGATCACCCACATCCTCCCCGTCAAACATGAAGACGAAATTTTTCCAGAACAAGGTTTCGAAGACGGCTGTGGCGAGCGCCAACGGAAGTAGGAATGAGAGAAAGCTGCGCCAGTCCATGGCTAACGCGATGAAGAAGCCTGCGCCGAAGTAGAGCGCGGTCGACTCAAGGGTCAGCAGTGTGAGCTTAAGCTTTTGCCGCAAGCTCAACCACACCACCCCCGGAACGGCCCAGAAGCGAAGGATGGCCGCATTTATTGCACTCAATCCACCTCACCCCTCGACGCGGCCTGTATACGGAGGCGTGGCCGCACTTACTACACTTAACCCATCTCACCCCCACACGCGGCGTGTATGCAAGCATGCAGCCGCAGCTATGGCAACGCTTTTCATCCTCTGTGTAGACAAGGCGGCATCTCCGACACATCTTCTCACCTTTCTCATAATTAGCGCGGCCCTCGCGAATCAGCATGTTCCCTCAACCATTTCTCCCTGAAGAGGTCGGCTAGCTCGGCATACTTCGAACGCTGTTTCTCCGCTAGTTTTTCATGAATTTTCTCCATGTGATGTTTTATGTTTTCCCAGTCTTTCCGGCTTATCCGCAACCCCAGCCTGTGTGTTTTAATGATTACTATAACCATACCTCACCTCACCAAACCACACCTTACCATACCCAACCACACCGGACCATACCCGACCCTACCGAACCGAACCTAACCCTACCCAACTAACCATCAACAGCCACCCAATGTGGCGCGAAGGTGAACTCATCCAACTCTTCTATCATTTCCATCTCGCCATTCTTTTGTAGTTCCACTCCAACCAAGCCTATCGATGCTGTGTCATGTCCCTTGTTTTTCGCATACTCGGTTGGTAGCTGCCAGCATGGTGTGATGAACGCGCGGGCCCTCAAACCAATCTGAAGCAGGCGGTAGTAATGCGCGTGAGCCCTCACGACGAGGTTCCAGCCCTTATTCATGTGGAAGTTCACGTCCTCAACGAAAAGCTTCCAAACATCGCGGGCCAGCGGCGTAAATTGATAGTGTGGTATCTGGCTCACGCCGATATGGTGTTTGGCATGTAGCTTCACTTTACTCTCTTTGAAATGTAGCCGGACGTCGACCTGTGAAGCCCTCTCCGAACTCCACCGGCTCAGATGTTTGACGTTAGGAAGATGCCGCGCAATGTATTCTTCGCAGTGAAGGCCTTCAACGGTTGCATGATATGGTGTTCCGCGGACAACTATGGTGTTCTTCGCATGCCATGCCTCTATTAGTTTGAGGAAGACGGTTATCTGCTCCTCGATGTTTGGGAGAACTAATGTGTGGTAGTTTTCACGCCGTTGCGGCCCGTCGATTAAGTCACCCATCAGGATAAGGTAGTCCGGCGGGCTGTCCTTCGAGGCATGTTTTTCAGCCAGCTTATACCAGAAGCGGAGAAGCTGTTTCTGAACTTTGTTAGCCGAAACCTCAACACCTGTCTCCGGGTTTTGGTAGTATTCGGGGAAGACGGCGTAGGAGCTGCCGACATGCACATCACCTAGAAAAAGAATCCGCGTCATTGCCCTACCTCACCATACCAAACCTCGCCCGACCACACCTCACCAAACCATACCCCACCCCACCCTACCTAGCCACACCTAAGCATCACCTCTACTGACGGCTTTGAACTCCTCGACTTTGAACCGTCCATAGGGCCCGCTGCACTGTGGCCTGAAATCACCTATGCCGCAGTGGACGCCCGCATACTCAATGACCTGCCGAACCACTTGAGGGCTGATTGAATCATCGATATATAACGTAAACCTGAGAGACCAGTCGTCTATCTGCGGCCTGACACGTAGCACGCGGTTTTTCTGGACGCGGACATAGGTTTTGAAAGGCTTCCAACCTGTCTTTGTTAAAAGTGGGATTTTGTCGTCTTTTATCCAAACAAGGCCGCCGCCGAAAATGTTTTTATATGTTTTCTTTCCACGGCCTTCCTCGTAGAAATTTTTCGCAGCCTCAACAAAGGAACGCGTCAGCATTATGTTGGGGATGAAGGGTTTCCCGTTCTCATCGCGGTAGAGATAGAGTTCATAGTTCTTTTCCTCTATTTCTTGCTTTGCCTGATTATTCCTGCATTTCTTCAACATTTCCTCAAGCTCGGGGCTGTTTCTATGTAGAAGAAGAGGAGAGACGCCGACAAGTTTTACAGAAAATTCCTTAACCATACCCTACCTCACCCTACCAAGCCTCACCCCGCCACACCTGACCAAACCATACCCCAAGCATCATTCCACCCTTGGTGCGCACCAGACCTCAACTCTCAGCTTATCATTCTCGGCCACGAATTGAAGTGGTTTATCGCTTGCATACTTCAGCTCTGTTTTCTCAGCAACCCGCTTCAATGCTTTCACGATGTTCCCTAGATATGTCAGGCTGAATGAGGCCCTAACCTCTTTCTCAGCCTCGAATTTTTCAGGTTTGAGTGTTTGCTCGAAGACGTATAGGTCGTTTTTCGCGCTGAGAACCAGCTCTCCATCCTTCGCCGTCAGCCTGCAGTGGTCTGAGACCTCGGCGGCCTTTGCGACGGCTTTGGCGAGCTCGGCTGCGGAGACCTCGAGCCGGGCCTTGAAGCTGAGCTTCGGCTTCGGAACGTTGCCGCCTCCGCCGTCAAGCAAAGGTAGCTCAAGCCTGAAGACATCGTTCACTATTTTTAACCGCTTGTCCTCGACCTTAACATCCACATCACCTTCAAGGCCTTTCAATAGCTTCACGACATTATTCGCGTTTACAGTAACCGGCTGCTGGATGTCTATCTCCGACGTTTTCCAGACCGCGTCAACCAACACAACATGACTCGGGTCCATGCCAACAATCCTCAGCCCCTCATCAATCCTCACAAGCGTCGGCTCTTCGACGAAGTCTTTCACGGCTTCAATCCATTCCCGTAATTCCGCCACCGGAACCATGTGAAAATAGGGAGTGGACACGTTTATTTGCGATAGCTAGCTAAAGTGTGGGGTTTAGCTATCTTTAACAAAAAAATGAGTGTGTTTCAAGGAATGCTGTGTCGGAGAAGACATCTAACCCGATTTTGGAGAAGATGCCTGACCTTGACTTAATCAATGAAGCCCTCGACGAAAACGGTGTCTTGGACGGTGCCAAATTTTTCAGTAAATCGATGGGTTTTCTAAAAGTTGCCGACCTGCTTTCATTCATACAAACTAAATGTAAGAAGCGTTTGACGGCGGTGAAGTTTGACGGTGTGCAGGTTGTGGATGAGATACAGCCCGACCACTTTCTCCACTATATCCCGGTGTTAGCTAATATCATCTCCTGTAAGCGTGTTATAACGGCCCGCAGTGTTCTTGAATACCCGAAGGCATACTATACGGGGATACTTGAAGTCAATTCAGACCGCTTCCGCTACATCTCATTCACGAAGCTTCCGACGGGCCGTTTGAAGCTGGTTGTCTACCCAACGATGGATATATGGAAGAAGAAAGTCATCCCGCTCCTCGAGGTTCTTAGCTTTGAGAAGCCGCCTGAACCGCGGGCCTTAATAACGCCTCATAACCTCGACGACCTGCGGGCCCTCTACCCCATGCTTGTAGGTGAAGATGTGAACGTGAAGCTGGTTCTCCTTGCGCTCGCCAGCCGCCTCAATTTGAACCGCGATTTCTGGGTGATGGGTATTGTGGTGCAGGGGGAGTCGAGCGCGGGTAAGAGCTATTTTGTCGACAACGTTCTCCAGCCCTTCAGGCTATTGAAGAGAGTTGAAGAGTTCACGCGGTTCACGGGTGCCTTTCTCGAGCGGAAGTTTAGGGGCCGTAACATGGATGAATGCATCCTGACTATCTACGAGCTTTTCGAGAACACGCCTCAGCAGCTACATCTAACCCTTTCCGAGGGCCGTCTGCGGGTAGGTATTGTGGACAGGGAGACTGGTGAGCCGGTGGAGTATGAATTTGAGGGGCAGCCCTTTCTTTTCAGCACGACGCCGCTAGAGGGCTTGAGGCCCGACCTCCGCAACCGCCTCATAGTCACAAGCGTGGATGAATCAGATGAGCAGACAAACCGCATCATCGAGTTTCAGACGAGGCTGGCGGCTGACGCGGAGCTGGCGGCTGAGCTGAAGCAGAAGCAGGCCGAGGGCGCTGAGGCCATAGCCGCATGGTTCAAATCCCTGAAGCCCGCCTACGTAGCCGTCCCATGGGCTGAGAAGCTACGTGAGGCCGTGACGTTTTCATCGGTGAAGCTGAGGCGGGACTGGCGGAAGTTTATCGCGCTTATTCAGGCGTCCGCGCTCCTCTTCCAGCATGAACGCCAGACCTTTGAAAAGGACGGTAAGCGGTTTGTCGTGGCCGATAGGCGGGACTTTGAAAACGTGTTAAGCGTGATGCCCGCCTTTAAGCAGACTTTGCAGAATGTGACCGAAACCCAGAGGCTTATTTTGGACATCATGGATTCAAACCTGACGTGGACGACATCAGAGCTGACCAAGGCCGTGAACGCCAAGGGCCGCAGGATGTCAAGCAAGCGGGTTAGGCGCATCTTAGAGGAGTTGGAGGAGCTGGGATATGTGGTCGTCACACGAAACCCCGGTAAAGAAAACATCTATGAGAAGGTGGGCGGGTATAAGGAAGTTGATTTCAGCCGTCTCCTCGATATTATACCGGTATTAGAGCAGGCTAAGGGGTTGGAACAGTTGGAACAGGTTGGAACAGGGTTGGAACACCAGCCTGTTTTGGCTCAGGAAGCCATAGAAGCCGGAAACTTTGAGGAATCGCAGGGGGTTGGACACCAGAAACCCCATACTGACACATCATCAATTGAGAGAGGGGGAGAGGAGAGTGAAAGTGACGAAAAGGTTAAAAATAAGGATGAAAGCTCGGGGGTTGAGTATTACGGTAATACTGAGAATGATGTGAGTGATGGGGGGGCCGCGTGTCCAACCCCCCTCGAAAACCCAGAGTTTCAGGGCCCCACGCCTCAGAACCTGGAAAAAGCCGAGTGTTCCAACCCTGTTCCAGGTGTGTTCCAACGTTCCAACCCCGAGGTCAGCCTAGCCTGCACCTACGGCCAACATGAAGACTGTCCCGGTGTTTTTATCACATTCCAAATAGACATGAAAGAGAAGACGGCCAGCCATAAAATAATATCATGCCAATGCCCCTGTCACGCCTCAAATACCGCTTCAGAGGTGACTTAGAGTATGTCCGAGCGGAGACGGGTATGCCCCTCTTGTGGCAGCCCTATGCCGGAAACCTACTTCAGACATTGCCGAGTATGTGGGTTTTGTGAGAGCTGTGGCGGGTAGTATGTATTCATGCTACCGATGTGTTTTTAAATTGTTTGCAATCAGAGTACCAAGGGTTTAAATATTGTTTGATAGTTTATAAACAATGGTGAGTAGCTACACCTAACAAACACAAACACCATCAAGGTAGGGGGCGGGGGGTTAAATAGTTGGGTATTACCAAAAGTTTCTCACATATAGAGATAAAATTCATGGATTTTTTCTCAATAGCTGAGAAAAATCACCCCTGATACTATGTATCACCCATGATACTTATGGTTGAATCACATAAATAACCCCACGCTTCTCTTCTTTCAGAGCTAATGCTAACGCATAAGCTAAGTCATCATATGTCCCGCTTCTTTTTCTGAAAAGGTGGCGGCCTGACCAGCTTTTCTCAGCCGTCACCGCGTTCAGGTGGTTCAAGAGGTCGAATGAGTTAGGTAGCGCTAGTTTCTTATTCTCCATCAATGCTTTCATATTGAACATCATTTCTTGTGCACGGTCGGCTGTTATGACGACGGGCTCGATGGGTAGGCCCAGCTCTCGGAGATGTTCTTCGAGGGGCCCGCCTATCCCCGTCCGGTCGAAGACAAGCCGTGAGAATGGATATTGTTTATGTAGGTCGGCAAGCATTAAGTCAACCGTTACATAGCTGTCACTCTTGATTGCTTTATGATACATAACATATGCTTTCTCACCAACCCATTTCACAGCCACGATTGCCGCCATCGAGTCCTTTCCACCTGGGTCATAGCCCCAGACAAGGCCCGACTCAAGGGTAGGTGTGTAATCTTCAACGCAGGAGCGGAGAAGCGAAATTGGGAAGAAGCTGTCCTCTTCGCTTACAAACTCTGCTAGATACTCGATTCTGAACCGCTCCTCTCCTATGAGGTTTTTCTGCTCCTCAAGGAATTGAGGGCTGACCAAAGGGTTCACAGATGTCGGCCAATGATGCTTACTCCAGTCAGGTGAGTTCCACGCGCGGTAGAACGTGTGGTCTGTCCCCCAAGGGGTTGAGAGCATCCAGCAATCACCATTCGTGGTAGCCAGCATCGGGAAGACGACGTTCTCTATCACCTCGATGGGGATGAAGGCGGTTTCGTCGAGGATGATTAAATGCGCGGTATGCCCTCGGAGCGTGTGGCCGTAACGGCCTGAGGGTAGCGCGATAATCCAGCTCCCGTTACTGAACTTCACCCGCGTCCGCGTCCGATATTTTACGCTCCGCCTCAAGGGCCCGCCCTCAATGAAGTCCAAGATTTTATCGAACATCAGCATCGACTGGCGGAGTGTTGCGGAGACTATGAGCGTTGTAGTCCTCGGGTTTGTGGCCGCGAAGTGTAAGGCCTTCGCGGCGATAGTGGTGCTTTTACCGACCTGACGGCCCGCGCAAACAATGATTCTTTTAGCGTTGTCTCTGAGAAGCTGAACCTGATAGGGGAAGGGCCTGAACTTCAGGATTTTCTCCGCAAAGACCGCTGGGTCAAGCAGCTCATCGACTGACACACTCTTTCACCCGTATCACCTTCTTCACAGACTCACCGACCTCAACAACATAGTAGACCGTGGGGGCCTTGACCGCGCGGCGGGCCCTCTTCAACACCTCAATGTCCTTCACCAAGACAAGGGGGATGCTGAGAAAGACGTGGCGCCGCTCAACACGCCTGTTTTTCGGGACGTAGACATCCCGCTCACCCTCATAAAGAACGAGATGCGGGAAGTCGGGATAGAAAGCTGATGTGTAGAGCTGGAAGAAAACACCTTCGCTTTGGACAATAGTTATCGCCTCTTCCTCTTTCAGCGGCCTGTAGCTCTTGTTATGGTTCTCTGCCGCGTCAAACCATGTGACTAGAATTCGGCTGCCTTCCTTAATCCCCAGCTTCTGAAACTCCTCATAATTCATGCGACCACCCCCAGCTCGGCAAGCGCTAGGCGGATATACTCGACCGCGGCCTCGACGTTAGAGCCTTCCTGTTTGACTGTTGTTTTCCTGGCTTTCGAGCCGAGGGCCTGAACAATGTCAGCCTCCTCATCTGTAAGCCTGTCCTCGAAGTCTTTGATACGGCCCAGCAGCTTGGTGACAGCATCGGCTACCCGAGCACCTTCTCGTGTTGATGGGTCGAGCTCATCAAGCTGGGCCACATACTTCTGAAGAATTTCTATCAGCTTACTCAAGACCTCTTTAAGTTTTTGTTCCTCAGTCATCGAAAACTAAGCTTCCCGCGTTATATTTTTGACGACTTTCTCAGCTTCTCATATGAGGGTTCTTGTTTGAATACTTCGTCTCCAGCCTTAAGTTCATCGGCCAGCGTTCTCAGCTCGATGTCACGGCTTCTCAGAAGTAAAGTTTCAAGTTTTATGATTCGGTCCATAGCTTGTGTCAGTCTTTCTTCCAATTGCTTCACATAGTCGTGGCTGACTGGCTGTTTGAGGTCTAGTCTTAACGCGTTTTCTGCTTTTCGCCACTCGGCGGCAAGCTCTTTCTCTGAGAGCCTGAGGTATGAGTCCTCAACGCCTTGTGTATGGCCGAGAAGAAACTTGATTGTCATTGGGTGGACGCCGCAGCTAGCCAATATGGTTTCATATGAGCGGCGGAATGAGTGTAACGTGTATTTGTAGCCGCGGCCTGAGCTGTCCCGCTTCAGTATCTCCAGCCGCGCCTGAACGCTTCGAAACATTTCCCCAACCTTGTCCCGGTTCAGGGGCTTTCGGGCGTCGTCTTCGACGTGGAAAACATAGTCGTCATCGCTTAGCTTACTTAGGTGTTCACTCAACTTTTTCGCTAAGTCCTCGGGGATGAAGACGACGCGGGGCTTGTTCGTCTTCTCAGTTATGACCGTGAACTTCGCCGGGTAGGTGTCTAGGCTGAAGTCTTTTTTCCTGAGTGAGAGGGCTTCACCTATGCGGAGGCCCGTGGCCCAGAGAAAGTGGAGAAGTAGGCGTTTGGCTGGCGGGGCCGCGAGAATGATGTCACGCACCAGCTCCGCGGGTATGGCGTTCGTCTCACGAATTTGACGGCGTTTGGGGACGGCGAGCTTGACGTCGAAGGGGTTGAGCGGTCTTTTCACAGCCTCGAAGAAACGTCTCACGCCTGTGGCATAGAGCCTGACCGTGTTAGGGGCCGCGCCACGGTCCTTCAGGTTGAGGATAAACGTGGAGAAATGTCTTTCATCCCCGAGGGCCGCGGCCTCCTCAAGTGATGAAAACCCGTTCACTTCACAGAATTGTTTGAGGGCCCGCGCATAGACCGTCCGCGTCTCCTCATCAATATTGGAGAGGAAGGCGAACCATGTGCTAAGGTTTATTTCATGCCTTCGCTCTTTCTTCCTTGAGGGGGCCATGCCACACACAGCCGCCATACATGCTGACAGACGACCACTTAACCGTATACCCACCGAGAAGGGGGGTGGGTATCGAAAGCAGGTAATACCGACAAACCCCAGACAATATAAAAGCAGGCATGGTTACCCAACCATAGCGGGGTAGGGTAGCCAGGTTAACCCGCCGGGCTCATAACCCGGAGATCGGTGGTTCGAGTCCACCCCCCGCTAAGCTGTGTCTTTCCTCTTAACG